GGACCCGTCGCAGGTCTGGTGCAGGGCGACATCCGCAACAGGCGCACCGGCGTCGAGTTCAACCCGACGGGTCAGCCTAACACCAACCCGATGACTGCACCGTCGCCCAACGCAGGGCAGGCGGCCGGCATCGAGACGCAACGCAATGACGGGGTGCTGTGATGCTCAACGAGCGCGACGAGATGCAGCGCCTGATCAAGCTGGGCTTCTCCGCGGAGGACTTTCTCAGCTCGGAGCTGGGAAAATTCGTCGCCGAAAAGGCCGAAGCGGAAAGAACTTCCGCAATTGAGGAACTTATTTCCTGTAGCCCGTTTGACAGTGAGTCCGTCTCACGTTTGCAATCCCGGGTAGCCATCGCTGACGCGGCGATGCAATGGCTGGCCGACGCGATCATCCTCGGGCAAGAGGCCCAGGAGCGTATGCGCCAGCTCGACCAACCGGATTGAAGGAGCCCACGATGGACGAAGAACTGAACCAGGACCAGGTCACCAACGAGGCGCCGGCGCCTGCCGAGAGCAGCGAACCGCCTAAGTCGGCGCGCGAGCTTGCAATGGAGCAGGTTATCGCCTCGCGCAAGGCCGCCGAGGCCGCCGAGCTCGAGCAGTACCGTCAGGATCTGAAGGCACAGGGCCTGCCTGTTCCCGAAGATGCGAGGGGCACTCCCGCCGGCGAGGAGCCGGAGGGAGACGAGGACCAGCTGCAGCGCGAGCTTCAAGCGGAGCAGGCGGCCCCGAAGCCCAAGCTGGTGGAAGACCTCGACCAGACGCTGGTCAAGATCAAGGTCAACGGCGTCGAGCGCGAAGTGCCGCTGGCTGAGCTGGTCCGTACCGCCCAGAAGCACGAGGCGGCCGACAAGCGCCTGGCCGAGGCCACGCGTCTGCTGCAGGAAGCCGAGGCCAAGCGCCGAGAAGCTGAAGCGCCGCAGCAAGCACAGCCGGCGCCGGCCGCACAAGCCCCTGAACAAGCGAAACCTGACAGCTCCGACAAGGTGCGGCAGGATCGCGAACAGAAAGCCAAGGAGTTCCTCGAAGCCATGTTCCACGGTGACGAGGACCGAGCGACCCAGATCCTCGCAGGCCTGATGCCGGAAAGCCCACCTCCTCAGGAGACGGCTACCCGGGCACCGGACCCGGAAGAGCTGGCCGCCCAGGTCGAAGCCTCCTTGGAGCGTCGCAGTGCGCTGAAGCAGTTTGCCTCTGCCTACCCGGAAGTGCTGAAGGACACCGATCTTGCAGCCCTCGCCGACATGAAGCTGGCCCGACGTCTCGCCCAAGGTGAGCCGTTCTCCCAGGCCCTCATGTCGATCGGCGAAGAGCTCTACACCAAGACCGGCCTGAAGACGCCCGCGGCGGCAACCCAGGAAACGCCCCCGGCCACCCCGTCGCAGACTGAACGCGTGGAACGCAAGAAGGCTGCGGACCCGGTCCGTGGTCGCAGTGCCAGCACCGCTTCGACCCAGGAAGCGCCGCCGTCACCCTCCGACGTCATCAAGCAGATGCAGGAGGCCCGGATGCGCGGTCGATGGAACGGTCAGCAGGCACGACGCTAACCAATCTGCATAAGGAATCAGAATCATGGCTGGACAACTTTGGAGCACCAACACCCTCGGCGGCTACATGAGTTCCGAGAAGCTGTCGCGCGTTCTGCGCTTCGCCCTGCAGCCGCTGGTGAAGTTCCGCCAGTTCGCCGACATCAAGGATGCCGCGGGCCAAGGCAAGAACAAGGGCGACAGCTACCAGTGGAACGTGTATTCGGACGTCGCGACCCAGGGCACCACCCTGGCTGAAACCGACGCGATGCCCGAGACCAACTTCACGATCGCCCAGCGCTCGCTGACCATCACCGAGATGGGCAACTCGGTTCCCTACACCGGCAAGCTGGACGACCTGTCCGAGCACCCGGTGACCGAGATCATCAACAAGGTGCTCAAGAACGACGCGAAGAAGGCCTTCGACGCGGCGGTCTATGCCCAGTTCAACGCCACCCCGCTGGTCGTCTCGCCCACGGGCGGCAACTCGACCACCGCGGTCTCGCTGGCTACCGACGGTGTCGCACCGACGGTGAACGGCGTCGCGCTGGGCAAGGACCACATCAAGGCGATCGTCGACATCATGAAGGAACGGAACATCCCGGCCTACGTGAATGACGACTACATCTCGATGGGCCACCCGAGCACCTTCCGCAAGCTCAAGAACGACCTCGAGGCGATCCATCTGTACGTCGATACCGGCTTCCAGATGATCCTCAACGGCGAGATCGGCCGCTACGAGTCGGTGCGCTTCGTCGAGCAGACCAACATCGCGAAGGACACCACCAACTTCGCAGCGGGCCTGTCGAACTGGGCCTTCTTCTTCGGCGCCGACACGGTGGCGGAGGCGATTGCGGTGCCCGAAGAGATGCGCGGCAAGATCCCGACCGACTACGGCCGCAGCCGTGGTGTGGCCTGGTACTACCTGGGCGGCTTCGGCATCGTGCATCCGCGTGACGACAGCGACGGTTCGAAGAACGCGCGCATCGTGAAGTGGGGCTCCAAGCCGGCTTAATGCGTGACGAAGGGGAGCCAGGCTCCCCTTCTTCCCGCGGACACAGGAGACCGCAATGCGACCCGACGAAATGCCCGATCTGCCCCTGTCCGACGCAGGCCACGAAGGCTTCGGCGCCTCGAAGGACGAGATGCGCCGCGGCTTCAAGAAGATCCACCAGCCGATGGGCGGGATGTCCGACGAGAACGGTGATACCTACGTCGGCGACCGCGCCACGTTCGGCGGCGCGCTGGGGCGCCCGCACGGCTGGGAACGCTGAAGGAGCGAACCATGAAGGAATGCAACTACAAGCCCAGCGGCGAGCTGCAGGGCGACACCAAGGCGATGCCCGATCGCGGCACGCGCACCGGCATGAACGGTGACACCTACGGCGCCTCGCTGGATCAGGGCGCCACCAACTCCCACGGCAAGCTGGGCGGCGCCACCAAGAGCGACGCCTGGGACCAGGGCCGCTCGATGAACCCGATCAACAAGTGAGCACCATGAGCAAACTCGACCGCAGCCGCCCCTTCGGCGAAGTGTTCGGCGACCACCCGGCCCGATTCGAGCAGGACGGCAAGTTCTTCAACGCCGCCGAAGCCGAGATCGAACTCGAGACCGTCGTGGAGACCGATGACCTGGGCAACAAGATCCGCGTGACGCGCGTCAAGGCGACCAGTCCGAGCGCCGAGAAGCCGACCAAGCCCGCCGGCAAGGCCAAGCCGAAAGCCAAGCCGAAAGCCAAGGAGCCGGAAGCGGCGCCCGTGGCTGCCCCGGCCGCCGACGAGGTCGAAGATCAACTGGCGGCCCAGCTGGGTGAGACCGACGGGTCATTCGAGTAAGCGATGAACCTGGCCGAGATGATCCAGGTGACTCGGGAGGATTGGCTCCTGGACACCGCCACACCGTACCTGTGGTCAGACGACCAGATCACGCGCGCGATCAACAGCGCGCTGGTTGATGCGTGCCGGAGGGGGCGGTTGATCGTCGACGCCAGCACCTTCACTCTGAGCTTCGACGGCCCGAGCTCGGTACCGCTGGACGAGCGGGTGATCTTCATCCGCCGCGCCATCGTCACCGGCGCGAGCCGGCCGCTGCGTCGCGCATCGATCAAGGATCTCGACGAGAAGCGCCCAGGTTGGGAAGACGAGGTGGGCGAGCCGACACACTACGTGGTGGACGCCGAGACGATGGCGGTGCGCCTCTTCCCGGCGGCTGACGGCATCACGCCGATCGAAGTTCGACTGACCGTGGTGCGCGAGCCGCTGGCGCCGCTCGAGGCGGACAGCGACCGGCCGGAGATCCCGACCCGCTACCACGGCGCACTGCTGCACGGCGCGTGCAAGCGTCTCTTCCAGAAGCCGGACGCGGATGCTGAGGATCAGCGCCGGTCCGCTTACCACGAGGCCGAATTCGAGACGGAGTTCGGCAAGAAGTCCGCGGCCATCGACGAGGTGTGGATCCGCGAGAACTACGAGGCCGCCGCGCTCGAGGGGGTGTTCTGATGCCCGATTCTGACATCAACGTCGTCATCACCCGTCTGGGGATCCTCTCGGACGACGTCGGCGAGTTGAAGGAGACGCTGCGCCAGATCGCGTCCGCAGTCACCCGCCTCGCCCTCGTGGAAGAGCGCCAGATGCAGACAAACGAAGCACTGAGCCGGGCGTTCAAGCAGATCGACAAGCTCGACCTGAAGCTGACCGGCATCGAACAGCGCCTCGGCACGCTGGAGCGCATGCAGCCGATGCAACAGCAAACGAACGGGTGGGTGATGACGTCGGTGTGGGTCGCCGCAGGAGCTGCGGTGATGTTCGTCGCAAAGAAAACGGGGATTCTGTCGTGAACTTTGAGCGCGCATTCGAGAAGCTGATGGGCCATGAAGGTGGCTTCGTTGATCACCCGAAAGATCCTGGGAGCGCCACGCGCTACGGCATCACGCAGCGCGTGGCGCGCGACAACGGCTACGAAGGCGACATGCGCAACCTGCCGCTCTCCGAAGCCAAGCGCATTGCGCGCAAGGACTACTGGGACGCGGTGCGCGCCGATGAGATGCCGGATGCGGTGCGCTTCGACCTGTTCGATGCCGCGTACAACTCACACCCGACTCAAGCGACGAAGTGGCTTCAGCGGGCAGCCGGCGCCGCAGACGACGGAATCATCGGCCCGAAAACGATCCTCGCGGTTCGCATGGCCGACCCGCACAAGCTCGCCGCTCGATTCAACGGGCACCGCTTGCGCTTCCTGACTGACCTCAAGACGTGGCCCGATTTCGGGCGCGGCTGGGCGCGTCGCATCGCTGACAACCTGATGGGGGCGTGACATGGATTGGAAAGACCTTGCCGTCTCCGTAGCGAAGTCCGCCCCGGCGCTCGGCGCAGCGCTTGGCGGCCCGGCGGGTGCCGCCGTGGGCGGATTGATCGCTGCTGCCTTCGGCGTGGATCGTAGCGCGCAAGCCGTGGCAGAAGCCGTGGCGAACGACCCCAGCGCGGCCGTGAAGCTGCGCGAGATCGAGTTGCGGCACGCCGAAGTGCTGGCCGAACTGATGACCCAGCGCTACCTGGGCGAGATGGCTGACACGCAGCACGCCCGCACGACGCACCGGGACAGCCAGATGCCCGCGATTCTGACCGTGGCGCTAGTCCTGATGGTCGTCGGCTTGATCGCGGCACTGATGTACCAGCCCACGCCCGAGAGCAACAGCGAGGTGATCTACCTCGTGACCGGCCAAATCATCGGCGCGTTCGCCACCGCGATTGCCTATTGGTTGGGCTCGAGCCGCGGTAGCGCCGAGAAACAACGCGCCCTGGAGGCCCGGTCGTGAGCTACCAGGAACTCCCGATGGCCTGCCGCCAGTGCGCGCACCGGCACAGCCAGTACATCTACCCGGCCTGGAGCCACAAGTGCCTGAAGACGAAACCAATGGTCGAGGGTTGCAACTGGAAGCAGGCCCGTCACCCGAATTTCGAGGAGAACGAACGTGCTCGCACCAGTGACTGACCTGGCCCGCTGGAAGGCGGCGCACTCCCACCCGCTGGTGATCGACTGCTGCCGATGGAATCAGGCGGTCGAGGCCACCATGCGTGCGAACCTCAACGCGTGGATCACGCTGACATTCGTCTGGCCGCGCGTGATGCTGCGGACCTGCTTTGGAGTGTGACGTGGCGCTTCAGAAACTGAACCTCTCCATCCGCCGCGGCGCGACGAACATCGTTCCGGTCCGCATCGAATCTTCGATGTGGGGCTACGCCAACATCACGGCCGTTGCGCAAAGTGCTCCGCTGCGGATCACGGCACCAACGCACGGGCTCCCGGACGGTTGGCGCGCGGCGATCATGAACGTGAAAAGCGTGGGGGAATTCGCCGCGACGAACAACCCACCAAAAGACAGCGAGCTGCGACAAATCACGCTTGTCGACGTAAACACGGTCGAGTTCAACGCGATCAACGGCGCCGCGTTTCGCGCCTACACCAGCGGCGGGCAACTCGCCTACCGCACCCCGCTTGACCTCGCACCCTACAATGGGGTGCGGATGGATGTGAAGGCGAAGGTAGGCGGCGACGTGCTGGCGAGTTTCACACTTGGCAACGGGCTGCGTCTGGACTCTGCGCTCTTT